GATTGTGCTGATTAAACCCTTTTCGGACTCTATACTTAGACGAATAAATCCATCTAAAGATGCCACGGAAAGAATACGAATGTCTGTCAATGTAACTATACCAGTGTTATAATCAATTGTGCCAGCGTTTTCTGTGATTGTTTGTTTTTGAGAATTGCTGTCATAGTACACCGTACTTAGTGTTCCAGTTCTTGCATCAATCACCGCTTCCGCAGTTCCACCAAAACCATTTCCGCCTTCAATTGTAACGGTTGCTCTTGTATAGTTAATCCCACGATTAACTACATCCACACTATTCAGCCTTCCATTGACAATATTTGCTACAGCAGTAGCACCAGTGCCATCTCCAGAAATTATAACTGTTGGTGTTTCTGTATAATTTTGTCCAGGATTCAAAATATTAATTGAAGACACGCCAGAAAAAGATTGAGGAATTTCTTCAAACTGAACTTCTTGTATAGCGCCTGCAGAATCAAACACACTAAATGGAGTTGAAACTAATTTATTACTGATAGTTCCTCTGTGAAGTGGAACATTAAAAATGATTGTATATGGTTTAGATTCGCCTAAAGTAGGTTTAAATCTTTTTTGTACCCGAATACTAACTTCTGAGCCTAAAATTGAATTTAGATCAACGCTATCAATATCATCTTGAAGCTTTGATAGTATCAATGTAGAATCAAACTTATCAAGATACTGTGACTTATAACTTAATATGGCGTTACGAATAGTAAGTTTTAACTGATCTTGTGTCAATGTTGTCTTTTTAGGATTATACAATACATTAGATGAAACAAGCAAATACAAAAATTCAGGATCACGAATGATTGTGTTCACTGCAACGATAGCTTTGGGTTTAATTATTTCATCAATAATTCTTTGTTTTTCTGCTTCCGAGATGTAGTAGTCTTGTTTTGGTTTAAGAGAAACAAAGACTGTTCCATAAATTGGCGGTACTTCATCTTCGCCGCCCCAAACTGATACCGAATCTATAGAAGGATAATTTTTCTTGATGTATGATTCATAATCTTTATAAGTTACTAGACGATTCTGTGTCGTAAATTGTAGAGGCGCCGAAAACTTAATTTCATCAACACTTTCTCTCTCTGCTCCACCAGATGCAGCGTTTACTGGATTAATAATAAAATCCGTCTGAACTGTGCCTAATGAATCCGTAAGCGTTTCTGTAGCAACAAAATTATTGGCTTTGTTTGCAGTATCTCCGTTTGTGACAAGATAATTTACTCCAACAAGTGAACCATCTGATAATTTTTTGCCTATGATATTATTACCAAAATAAATTTGATATTGTCGATTTTTACCTTCTTGTAGATAGAATACTTCTGACGTTGTTTGCGTATTGCTTGCATCTGTGGCCAATGAATACACAAAAATCTCTGTATTGGATGAGTTTGGTTGCACAGTAACAGAAATCGTTGATGAATCAATATCAGTGTCAGGTAAAGTAAACACTTGTTTAGGATTAGTTGCCTCACTGTGCGTGAACAAATAATTTACAAGTTGACCTTCGTGTATTGGTAAATTTAAAAACGTAAAGTCATTATTAGATTTTTGTACGGTAGTTTCACTTAACGTTACGAAACCATAACTTACGCCATCGATTTGTTCAGAGAGAAAACGAAAACCTTTTGGTATACTCAGCGTTGATGCCGTTGATGATGCTGTATTTACCGTAAAATTAAGTAACGCTCGTGGCGCTTTGCGTGAATATGGAACATATCCTAAAGTTTTTGCTTGAGATACAACAGAGTCTCGTAATAAAGCAGTATCTAGAAAAGATTCATTTGCTACCATATTCAAATAATATGCTTGATAGTGTGTATTATAAGCAAGAAGATCAAGCAAAATATTTAGTCCTGAACCTTCAAAATCATAGTCTGTAAACTCCGACTGCTGATTTAAAAACGTTTTTAAATTTTCCTTGATTGTATCGAAATCAAGTTCTGTAACTCGTAAACGGTCTGCCATTTTTATCTAATTCTCTCTAAGAAGAAGTCAATCGTAACTGGATTTGGATTATTAATTATAAAAAAAGTCATTGTAACGTTGTAACGATTATCGTCCGGGTATGCTGTTGCGTTTATACTTGATACACTCACTCTAGGCTCATAATTTAATATTACTTCTTCTATGGCTCTCTCAATTCTAGATGCTAAAATCGTATCAATATTTTCAAATAATAACGAACGTAAACCACTTCCTATCTCAGGTCTAAACGGCTTTTCAAAAAAATTCAAAGATACCAGATTTTTGACGGAATTTATTACAGCATATTCGTTGACATGCTTAGTGACATCCTTTTTAACGGGATGAATATTAAAATTTAAGTCCAAGTCTTTGTATCCTCTTTCTGAGAGAATTCTTGGATTATTTGATGTTATTGTAGCTGCCATCTTTTATTTATCTTAGTCTCCGATGAATACTGTGCCTGAACCAGTTTGGATTGTTCCAGTATCTTGTCCATTTTGTTCAGTATCATCATCTAGTGTTGTATCTCCAATACGTGCTGCGCCATTTGTTCCTTGATTAATATTGACTGTTTTACCGTTAATTTTTATGTCGCCTGTGACATTTAAATTATAATCACCATTTACAAAAATCTGAACATCTCCTTGGATGTAAACAGCTTCATCTCCAACAACAACAGTAAACTTATCTTTTTCTACTCTTTCTGAACGAGAGCCATCTGGTCTCCATTCTGTGTATGAACCAGAACGATGATAGATGTGAACACGCTCTGCTCCTTTTGTATCATCAAATTCTAATGCATGTCCAGATTCTGATTCATATACATTATTGTATGGATATTGTGCGTTATAAGCCGATTCTGGTTCAACTTTATTTGCACGATTTCTTTTTTTTGCCTCTACAATTTCCGAAGGATACTTCACATCATTTCTAGCAAGTCTTGATGTTGACGGCTCATCAATCTTTCTTGGATAATTTATTGGATTTTCTGTCGGTTTAACTGGAGCAGATGTCAACTCAGCTAACGTTCTTGGATCATTGAATGCATCTTGAGGATTAGCTGCTTTTAGTGGTATGCTAGGAAAACTTCCTAGCATTACAGGTTCTTGAGCATTCTCACCATCAAGAAAAAAGCCAAACACCATATCACCCTCTCGTGGTGTGTAAACAATTGGTGTATTTACTGGTATGTTTGGAATACACCACGGTAAAGAATTTGTTGGCAACTGAACTTTATTCGTATTATGCCAACCCACACACCGAACACGACAACGACCTAATTTTAAGGGATCTTTTCGATCTTCAACATAGCCTATCCACCAAATAAATCCATTTTTACCAGCAAAATCTTTTTGCGACGAATCCATTTTTTATCCAGTGTAAGTAGCAAAAATTTTTGAATAATCAACAGCAACTTTAGTTTGTTCTGGACTGTTTACATGAGCTTTCTGATTTGTTGAATCTGTAGCTACTTCCATAACAGTGAGATGTCTAGTTGAACTGATAATGTGTCTTGTTCCTGTTATAATATATTTTCCACTAATTGACTGATCTTCACTACCTTCTTTTCCTTTTGAGTGTGTTCCAAAACCTGAAGTTTCAAAATTTACGTTTTTACCCGATGTTAGTTGAAAATTTCCAGGCATAGTAATCTTTAATCTTTTTGTCATCAAGTTATTCATAATAGCTTTTCTCTGAGTGACAAATAATTCATAAGGTTCATTCTTTGAAATTGATGTAGGATCACTTTCTTTTACGTAATTACTGTTCCCTCTAATTTGATTGTAAACGCTGAGTGCTTGTTTTGAATCATAAGAATTGTGTGTTGTTGTTTCATTGTCTCGATTATGAACTACAGCATCAATCGGATTCTTATTTCCATGTTCAATCAATTTATAAATTTGTTCTAATGAAATTTCTTGTGAAGTAAATGATTTTGTAATTGGATCAAATCCTAATAATTTGTTTGCATTCACACCACCTTGTATTTTATCTAACATATCAAATTGAGATAAAACCTCAAAACTTCTAGCACGACTCAATTCAAAAAATTCATCGCCTTCACCAAGATTTTTTGGAGTAAAACTAATGTTTAGAATTGAATTCCTGGTCAAGAGTGTTGATAGCGGAAGAAAATTATATCCCTCAGCGTTACAGAAAAAAAGATATTCTGGAGAATTGTTTACACTTAAAGCCCTTTTAGAACACCATTCGATTGCATCTAAAGGAGATAAATTAGGTATAACTATTTTTCTAATACCATAAGATGGTTGAAATGCTCCTCTGCTATTTGTTGATACTTTTAAATAGCTGGTCATAATTTTACTAACCACATCAGAGTATGTTGTTTCGTAACTTTGATTAACTTTTTTCTGCTCAGATAAAATAAATTCATCTGAAACAAAATGGAGAACATAAGTTTCTGTTGTTTGATTTTTGTTTCGTCTATCTGATATATTGTATATTCTATACGATTTTTTAAATGGAGCAAATCCAGCGCCTATTCCTTTAGACATAGAGATTGCAATTACCTCTGTGCCATCAAAAATAAGATTTTTTATCATTTGCTTGGTATCAACAATAAGAACATTACCAGATATTACAGGAAGAAACAAAGAGTCAAAAAGATTCAACTCTTCAAAAATGTTTTCTATGTCTACTCTGCCACCCTTTGTGACAATAAACATCTCATCTATTCTATATTGTGTTGGTTCAATCAAATTCATGATGGATTAATGACTTCTCTAAATTCCTTCATTACCGTTGATACAAATTCTGGTTTCAATATTCTAATTTCTCTTTTGCTGTCGTTTAATTCATCTTCGTATTGGTAATAAGTTTGCGTTTCTTTTGTAACCGTTTCTGTGATCACATCTCCATTTGTTAGTGTATAAGATGTTGTTGATGCTGCCACGTTTGCATAAGTGTTTGCATCAATTTGAATTTTTTCTGTAATTGTTTTATTATCTGGAGTTTTATTAACAGCAACTCTTGTTACTAATTTATAGTAAGCTTGAATGTTTGATGCATTTTTTGCCCAAGATAAACCTGCGCCAGATGTGCTATTATTTGCGTATTCTGAACCAGAATACTTCTTATCCACATAATCATTAAAAGCCCTATATGGCAATGGCCAATCGTATTGTGGATCCATAATGTCATTAAACATCAAAACGATCCAATGTCTTTCGGGATTATTATATATTTTTGCAGCTATAATTTCAGGCGTGTCAGAGTCTTTAATTGTGTATGGATAAAATGCAGAAGAGTTTTCTTTCAAGGTCTCTTCAAATCCAAATCTGGCAATTAAATTAGTTACCGTGTCTGCTCCTGTGGCGCTACTCACGCCAGACGCATAAAAGGTAAGTGGAAAATTGTTAAAGTAATCTGCCATTTTTATGCCGTTTTTCCAAATGCTGCTGGACGACCTAAGTACGCTCCAGATTGACCAGCAGATTGTGTCGCTTGACTTTGTGTAACTTTACTTGCACTCTGATCACTAAAGTCTTCTTTAGTAATATATGTTGTTTCTCTAAACTGTAATGACATTTGAATTGCTGTTGGCATACCAGTTCTACCTAAAGCAGGAGTATTTTCACCTAAAGACTCATATGCACTCCATCCTCTGGGCGCAAAGTTTACTTGGATATTCGTCAACACGCAAGATGCGATTGGAGGAATGTTTGGATTTTGTTTACCAGCATAATAAAATTTAATATCGAACTCAGACGGTGGAATCAACATACCAGTTTGTCTACCGCTTTCATATTTGTCCAACTCCGGCGCTTGGTGAAATCTAAAACGATCAATAATTCTTTGAACCTCATATGCTTCTTTTTCACTTCTTGGATAAAACATAAACTCAAACTGAAACGATCTTAGATCCGGAGAACCATAAATCAGTTCAATCATTGGATTTGTAACTTTACCGGTTGTTGCATAAACACCCAGTCTTCCAGTTTGTCCAGCAACGCCAGTCGCAGCTTCTTGTGCCGCCAACTGTGCTACGCCGGATTTTAAAGCAGTTTTTCCAAGAGCAACTGCGCCACCTTTTTTATATGCTTCAATAAGTTCTGGTGCTGCTGCTAAGAATTGTCCTAATTTTTCTTCACCCGGTCTTAAATCAGAATAACTTGCCGTTGAATCAAAATTAATTGTATCAGGCATATACAAAGCAATTGCGTCTTTTGTTAATCTTGTTTTATTTAAAAATCCAAAAGGACTTTTATCAGTTATCTCTTTGACAGAATTTTGAATTGCTGAGTTATTTTGTGGTTCAGGTGTGGCTTTTTTAGGTCCATCAACAAAACTATTAATTGCAGATCCAACTTTTCCAACTGTACCACCTTTTCCAGTAAGAACATTTGCTCCTTTAGATAATGCGCTTCCAATTGCTTTGTTAAGAAAACCCGATAAACCAGATTCGGCAGAACTGGAAACAGTTCCTGTACCTTTTACTTGAGCATTAAAACTATCAAAAATACCCAACTCATCTTCTTTTGAAAATGATTGTCCAAATCCTCTAGCTTCAGCAGAAAATCTTGTGTTTGTTTGTTCACGCACAAAGAACATCATGTAGTGATATCTGTCGGGAGCTGAAGCAACGTCTTCAGGATATCTCAGTATGCTACTAGTAAACTTTTCGCTGCTTTCTAGAGCGTTAAGTGGACCTCTTCTTCCAATATCATTGAATTTAATGTCTGTTAAACCGAAAAAAGCCATGGAGTTTCCTAATTAGTTGACTAGATAGTATTTATGCCATACAAAGGAAAATTTGTACCTCAAAACCCAGAAAAATACAAGGGAGATGCGACAAATATCATATATCGTTCGTCGTGGGAAGTGCGTGTTATGAAATATTTAGATAGCAATCCGGCAGTGGTTTGGTGGGGATCCGAAGAACTTCATATTCCATATTATAATCCAGTAGACAAAAAATACCATCGTTATTTTCCAGACTTTATAGCAAAGGTCAAAAGAAAAGACAATACGGTAATGACTTACATCATTGAAGTCAAACCTGAGTGCCAAACTCAGCCACCAAAACAAACAAAAAAGACAAAAAAATACATCCAAGAATCGTACACATACATTGTCAATCAACAGAAGTGGAAAGCTGCCGATGAGTTTTGTCATGAACGTGGCTGGAAATTCCAAATTCTGACAGAGAAAGACCTAGGAATATAAGCTAAATAGCTAATGGCAAAAAAACTGATAGACAGAATCAAAGAATCTCTTGCAAAAGAGGGTCTAGAACCACGCACAAGAGTCGCTCGGCAGTGGCTAAAAACAAAGATGACCAATCTGCGTGTTTCTCGTAAAGACTTTATGCGTGATCGTATGAGACTGCGTAATAAGTCTTTGATTGGAAGAATGTATTTTTACTTCTATGACCCTAAGCTTAAAGACACGTTACCATATTATGATAGATTTCCTCTGGTAATTCCTATCAAAAGACTTCCTGATGGGTTTATCGGAATCAACTTACATTATATTAGTCCAAAGCACAGAATAATACTGCTGGACAAACTTAGCACAATTCTGAATAATCACGATTACGATGAAACAACGAAGTTAAAGATTAGTTACGAATATCTAAAGTCTGCATCGAGAATATTTGAAGCTACACCCTGCATTAAGCGATACCTATTTGCATACGTTCAATCTAAGTTTTTAGAAATTACGGCCGACGAATGGGACATTGCAGCGTTATTGCCAGTTGAGCAGTTTGCTAAAGAAAGAAAAAATAAAGTCTGGATGGAATCAAAGGAACAATTTTAATGTCATTTTCACCTAACGCATTTTTATCTAACGTCAATGCAAAAGAGGGTCTTGCAAGGGCAAACTGATTTGAAGTAATTTTGCCAATACCTCCATATATTGGAGAATACATTAGCAATTCTTTGATTGAAAGAATTCTAAACTTTCCAAATTCAATCATGTCGGATGTGAGCAGTGCGATTAACTCTGCTTTAGGAAGACAGGGTGAAAACTTTGGCGCTAATCCTGGTATGACCAGATATCTTGCACTTCAATGTGAATCTGCCGAATTGCCAGGAAAATCTTTTGTTACAGAAGATGTAAAAATTTATGGACCAACTTATAAAATTCCATATCA